TTTCAGGCCAAAGCGCAGTTCTGCATCCACCGTCGATTGCAGCTGCGCAAAGTCATCCAGGATCTGCTTGGACGCCTTGAACATGTGCGCCAGGGTGCGAACCGGTGTGATTTTTTCCGCGAACTGGATATCACTGTACGGTTTCGCCGTATTTTCAGGTACGGCGGCGGCTTTGTTGGTAAAGCCGGTTTGCTGCACCCAGTAAATGGTGCTGGAACCCGTTTTGCCTGGTGCGATCAGGTCGCGGATAAACAGGCGTTGTTTCGGGGCGGTATCAATCCCCGGCAAGCGCTGCGGCGCCACAATCTGCCCGGGCACATCGGTAGAAATCAGTGCGGCATTTACCGGGATGCTGAGGCGTTGGTTACTTTGAATACCTGAAGCAAAATCCTTCAGGGCAGATGCAGAAATCACCTGCTGACCAACGGATTGAATAACCGCTGCAGCATGGCTTAATGGCATTTGCGCCACATGCTGCTCCAACTCACCCAGCGCCGACTTCAAGGTTTTTTCTGCTGCCTTCATGGCATTCAGCTCGGTGGCCATTTTATCAACGGCGTCTTTTGTTTCTGCCGATAGCTCGCCGGATTTTTTGGCTTCTTTCAGCGCATCCTCGGCCTTGGCGTTAAATTTACTGGTCGCATCTTCGATAGAGGCGGTGACTTTTTTCAGGATTTCATTTACTTCAGACATAGTTTCTCCAGATTATTGGCATGCCGAAACCAGCCCATTTAATGCGGCGTCCAGTTTGGCTAAGGTTTCAGGGGTTGCTTCGGCAGCGCTCGGCGTACCTTTTTGATCGGTAACAGCGCCCGGCGTGTTACCCGTAAGGGCTTTCAAAAGTTTGCGGCGTTCTGACCGTGGGGGGTTAGCCTTGGCCAGTAAAGAATCCAGCTTGCGCAGAGCCGCTGCGGGTGAATCATCATCACTGGTGACGGAATCGGAAGAACGCAGGCCGTCCGCCAATCCTTTTTCGATAGCATCACTGCCGCCAATATAGGTTTCGCCATCCATCATCTGCTTGATGGCCTCGCTATCGAGACCGGAGCGGGCAGAATAAATATCCGCCATCGCGTTATCGAACGGCTCCAGATATTCCACCATGGCAGCAAAGTCATGACGATTGCCGATCGCCACTACCCAGCAGTTGTGGATCATCAGGAACGCCCCGCGACCGATCTGTATTTCGTCTCCAGCCATTGCAATGATTGAGGCTGCACTGGCGGCCAGCCCCAACACTTTCACGGTCACTTTTCCCTGGTGCTCACGCAGCAAGTTATAAATCGCCAGACCTTCGAACATATCGCCACCAGGCGAATTAATGTTTACGGTGACATCGGCACCATTCATTGACCGCAAAGCGCCCGCAATCCGCTTCGCTGTGACGCCTTCCCCCCAGTAGTCCTGCCCGATAACATCAAACACAGAAATCGTATTATCGTCAGAGGCTGCGGCTTTCAGGCCGCCATTCCAGCGATCGAGCGCTGAGGGTAAGGGTTCGCAGGTGACACCCGCGCAGGGGCGCCCCGCCGGCGCTGCCGGAAGTTGTTTTTTTGTCATGGGGAAGTTGCTCCTACGCCGCTTTTTTCAGCGGTGACTGGTCTTCAGGAATGTCAGGGAAAAGGTAGTTATGAAGCTTGGTAATACTGCTGGCTTGAGCGCCGAGGTTATTCTGTTTCAAATCCTCCAGCGGGGTCAGGTTAAGCTGCACGGTGTAAATATCTCCACCCGGTATTGGCGGCAGATTTTCAAGCCTGCGGACATCGTTGCGGCTCATCCAACCATTTTGCAGCGCGGTGGTGTAATACGCAGAGCGACCGACGCTATCAGCACGCAACAGGCCTTCAACCGAGAATTCAGCAAAATAATCCTCGTCACCATCCAATAGACAGCGTGCGATTTCCTGCTCGATGTTCACCAACAGTGGTCGCAAGGTATTGGTCAGGAATATCAGGTTCATTCCTTCAACACTTGATGCCCAACTGCTCTGTTTAGTGACATGCCCCACCATAAACGGCGGAACCCGAAACCAGCGGCAAATCTCTTCGATACTGAAGGCGCGGCTTTCCAAAAGCTGTGCCGCCTCTGGATTCATCGTCACGTTTTGGTAGGAAAGTTCGTTTTCCAGCACCATCAACTTACCGGCGTTTTTAGAGCCGATAAACGATTGCAAGCTTTTACGCAGTCGCTCCCGCTGCTCTTTATTCAATGCCGTTTTTGACGATAAAAAACCGGTGCTTTGAAGGCCATTTTCGAAAATCTTGGCAGCGGCTTCATCCACAGCCATTGCAGCGCCGAACACATCGCGGCCAGAGCTCAAAGGCATCATGCCGCATACGCCATCCAGGCCAAAACCGCGAATATGCATCATACGGTCAACGGGGATCACTCGCTTGGCCCCGTTCTCGGTATACGTGTATTCAAGCTTGCCCGTCGGTAAGCGCTTAACCACCATGTTTTGCGGTAACAGCGGGTCCAGTGCCACCAGCTTGCGGCCAATCATTTTCTTTTCAACGAATGCGTTACCCCGCAAACAAATGCTGGCCACCACCAGCAACATGAACCGCGAGGGGGTCATTTCCAGATTGGGACGACGGCACAGCACCTGGTAAGCAGGATGATCCTGAGCAAGCTTACGGGAGCCATCCGCCTCACGCATATACACTTTTAGCGGCAGCGTGGAGATCGACTCACTGAGCAGGCGAATACAGGCCCAGACAGAGGAAAGCTGTATTGCCTTGTCGGCAGTGACCACCTTGCCGCTGCTGCTGGTACCAAACCATTCTTGCCAAAATGTCCCTGTAGTGAGACTGATCGGGACACCCAGCCAATTTAAACGGGCGCTTTTAACGCGCCCCGGTTGTTTGTTGTTGTCCATCAGATACCCACTATGATCGGATCATCAAAAAAGCCTTCTAAATCGCCGTCGTCTTCCTGTATGTCTTCGGCTGCGCCCACGGACATTGCCAGCGCAACAACACCGTCTATACGCCCATTACTACGGCGCTTGCTGAACACCCGGTTTTCACTTTTATCGGACTCGGTCACGGCGTTGGCCGCATTCCAACGAAGGCAGGGATTAAACAGAATGGTGATTTTCTTATCGATAATGAGTTTTTCTAACAACTCGATAGAGTGTGGCATCCAGAGCCCAGACTCTTTAGATTTACCGAAACCCTGCCCGTGCGGCACAAGAGGAACGGTGATCCCTTCATCTATCAGCTCCGGCTCTAAATAGTCCATGTGGTAGCGGTCAAATGCGATGGACTGCATATCAAACAGCGCCGCCAGCTGGGCGATGCGTTTTGACACTGCGCCATAATCGATAACACTGCCGACGGGGGCGTGGACGTATTCCTCACGGACCCAGGAATCATAAGGAACACGGTCATTTCTGGCCCGGTCGAGCAACGTATCCTTCGGCGTCCAGAACTCAACGAATGCCGTTCTTATCTCCGGGAAATACAGGGAAAGCGCGGTTAAATCGCGTTTGCCGGATAAATCCAGACCGCCATAGCACATCTGGCCCTGCAGCTCGGCAATATCGAACGTCTTTTCACAGGCCATCCAAACATCACCGCCGATCCACGGATTCTCGGCATCGACCCATTCACAGAAGTTAAGGCGCCGCACCAGGCTCTCTTTGGACGGCATACCCCGCGCATCTTCCACCTGCTCGCGTAAATATTCAGGCTGAAATGTCTGCCCCATCGAGGGATTGGCTTTTGCCCAGCATGACTCATCCTTGAAAGGATCGTCGCCTTCATCCAGCGAACAGATAAACGCAAAGAAGGCATCGTTTTTTTTCTGGCCGGCGGCCAACTGCTTGCCGTACTGGTGATACTCATAACAGACGCTGGTTTTATCGTGGCCACTGTTCGTGATCATGAAAATCAGCGCCTGTCTCCGGCCTTTGGTACCGGCACGCATCATCTCGACGGCTTTGTTATCTTTGTGCTCATGCACCTCGTCAATCAGTGCGCAGTGGGGGCGCGGTCCAGACTGGCCATCATCGGAACTGATTGGCCGGAAGAAAGAGCCTGTCTGCAAAAACGCCAGGTTCCATTCTTTTCCTGCACCACCAGAAGGATCGATGCGCTGTGATAATGCTGGCGATTGGTTAACCATCGCTACCGCATCACGAAACAAAATCATCGCCTGGTCTTTTTTCGTCGCTGCCGCGTAGACTTCTGCACGAGGCTCTTTATCAGCCATCAGGCAATACAGCCCGATACCCGCTGAAAGGGGCGATTTTCCCGATCCTTTACCCGACTCGACATACGCCGTGCGAAAGCGGCGGGAGCCGTTCGCCCTTTTCCATCCAAAAATGGAGCCGACGACGAAAGCCTGCCAGGGTAGAAGAATGAAGGGCGCACCTTCATGCTCGCCGCCATTCAGCTTGAGCACTTTGGCGAAGAAGTCGATCACACGACTCACAGCTTCAACATCCCAGTGAAGGCCCCGGCTTTCCCCCTCAGCTAAATCATTAAGGTGACGCTGGCAGGCATTGCGTATGTCGGGACCGGCAATGGTCCTGCCCTCGGTGACATCCAGGGCATACTGCGTTGCCAGATCAGGTGCCGAAGAATTCGTCGAGCGGGTCCGTTTCTTTTTTTCCACCATTTACATTTACCTTTGACCTGGCCGCTGGCGTCAGACCAAATTCCACCAAATAACTTTTGAAGCGACGATCCGCATCCGCCAGCATGGATACTGCAGGGTTGGCCTTAATCAGAAATCCGCCCTCGGTTTGCACCGTATAGGTGCGGCCTTCATCAGTGATCGTATTTCTCAGTTGGAGGATATCGGCGTAAATGTCACAAAGCCGCTCGAGCGCGAAAGTATCTGCAACGGTCAAAATGCCCATGCCATCGAGAAGAACGGTCATCCGGCCCCAGGCTGTTTTCCCCCAATCGGTGAGATGCACTGGAGGGCTGGGAATTTCGCGGGCCGGCATTGGCTCTTTATCATTAAGTTTTCTTTTGCCCGGGTTTCCCGTCACCAATTTTAATTTGGTCGGTTTCGGGCGACGACCGGCCATGGAAACCTCCCATAAGGCAAGAACAATTATTAATTACAAGTGAAATTAGTACACATGAAATCATTAACTTTTAAGCGCAAAATCACTCCAGAAAAAAACTTTTCATTTCGCGGTTGTGCACACAAATGACTAGCGGCGGTCT